GCACCCCGGAGAGAAACTCGTGGCGTTGACCATGCATACTTTTGTCATCGACCAATTGAAAGAGAGATTCCCGTCCAGCGTCGTTATCGATGGCCGCGTAGTCGGGCGCAAGCGGGACGAGACCGTACGGAAGTTCCAATCCAATCGTCGCGTCAATCTGCTGTTGGGAAATTGGAAAGCAGCCGGAGTCGGAATTACTTTGCATGCGGCCAGCAACGCGGCGGCTCTGGACTTCCCTTGGAGTCCCGGCGACTTGCTGCAGGGCGAGGACCGTATCCATCGTATCGGGCAAAAGAAGAAAGTCGTCATTCATTACTTGACGGCGTTAGGGACTATCGAAGAGAAGCTGGTGCGAATTCTGCGGAAGAAGTCGGATATCCTAGACGCAGTATTGAACGGAGAAGAAGACGCTCAGAGCTTCAATATCTTCGAAGACTTGCTGGAGATAATACGAACAGAGAAATTATGAAATCGGAACTGCAGCACCACAAAGGTGTTTTGTTTTTCAAGGGTATCCCGATTGATACCAAGAACCAATTCAAGGCGGCTTGCGCTCGCAAGGGGCAGACGATGCAGGAGGCTATCGTCAAGTTGATGCGCCAATATATCCTGAGGAAATGACTATCCAGGAATTACTAGCTGGCGCTGGACTCGACTATCTGGAGTCGGGACACAACCATTGCCGGACTGGCTGGCTGCAAGTTAGAGTTTGTCCCTTTTGCGGCTCGCAAAATTACCACTTGGGGTTCAATCTCTCTGACAAGTTTTTCGCTTGCTGGAAATGTCGCTGGCATCCGGTTTGGGAGACGTTGCTCAAGCTCGGAGTCTCGTCGTCAACCATCCGGGAGTTTCTCCACGATTACGAGCTAGGGAAAGAGCCGGAGAAAGCGGAGTGGTCTGGGAGATTGAAAGAGCCCGGCGGACGGGGCCCGTTGCAACGCTGCCACCGGGACTATCTCAAGCGTCGTGGATTTGACCCCGAAGAGATTCAGCGTCTCTGGCAAGTCGAGGGAATCGGGATAGACGCTCGACTCGCTTGGCGAATCTACATTCCGATATTGAGCAAGCGAGTCCGCGTTAGCTGGACAACTCGCGCAATCGGAGACCGTGCAGCGAAGCGATACTTGTCTGCGCCCGAGACGGAAGCGAGTATCAATCTCAAACACGTTATTTATGGAGCGGATTGGTGCCGCCACGCCGTCGTAATCGTCGAGGGCCCTATTGACGCTTGGGCCGTCGGTCCCGGCGCTGGAGCGCTCTTTGGGCTCGCCTGGACAAGCGAGCAAGTAAAGACGCTGGCTGGGTTTCCGAGACGTTACATCTGCCTGGACTCGTCGCTCGACGCTCAAGCGCGGGCGCGGGAGCTGGCGGACTTGCTCGCTTGCTTCCCTGGGGTAACGGAGAATATCGTAATTGACGCGAAAGACCCGGCAGAGTCTTCGAAGAAAGAGCTTCGATTGATTCGCAAAGTTGCTGGACTGTAAATAAGGGCTAAAGTATTCCCTAAGGGCGTCGATAACTCTAGTATGAAATATATAGCAACAAGTCAATCGCAAGTCGGGCAATTCAAAATCGACCACAGAATCGTGGAATGCCAATTCTATCGAATATCGAGCGACAACGGACGCTGGATTATCTTAAAGCTTGTCAAAGATGCCGGCGCAAATCTCGAACCGTATAATGTAATGGTAGGGAACGGGATTCGTCAGCAGTTCAATCGACGGGGCTGGGCTTATGTTATCTCTGAAGTCTTTGCAACTTTGAGCTAAAGTATTCCCTAAGGGCGTCGATAACTTGAGTATGAATAAATCAATCGAATACGATAGAATCCAGGAAGAGCTGACGCAAATGAAACAAGCAATCGAGCGGCTTGAAGGATTGCTCCCGATGGATATCGAGCCGAGCCGCGCCAGGCGCGTCTTGAGCACAATCCGTAGCTCTACGTCTCAAGTCGTTAAGTGGGTCCAATGTTTTGAAAACTAAGCTTTTATGACTTATTTACAAGCCCATGCAGAGTTTCGCTCTATCCGAGCCGATTGGGACCGTCTCGACCGCTTAATCAAGTCGCCGCGAGTATCGACGATGCTCAAGCCGTTGCTCTTAATCGAACGGGACCGGATTAGCAAGGGCGTCGAGCTTGCCCGCGCGGCTGCAATCGCTCTTCAAGATTGAGCTAAAGTATCCCTAAGGGCTGAACTCTAGTATGAACGAGATAAACGAAACGGTGGTAGCGAGACTGCAAAAAGCAATCGGCGAGCTTCTAAACGCCGGCTGGAATACTGTCCAAATCCGAGACGCTTTGAGCAAGCAAGCATCTTTCGGGAAATACGACGGTTGCACGCCCATAGCGATAAAGCTTATGGCTGACGCAACTTGCAAGCAAGTCAACGCGGAGATTCGCAAAGTTGATAATGAAATCGCTCGGCTCGCTGTAGCGTCGCTCAAGCGAGACTTTCCCGATATCGCAAAGTATTTCAAAGCTTGAGCTAAAGTATTTCCACAGGGCGTCGATATACCAGTATGAAAATTGATAGCAAATGGGTAATTTGGTTTGAGAAGAAAAACGTGTATTTAGTAGACGTCCCGCCGACTGGATTCAAGTCGATACGCAATCACGAAAAGGCAACTCGCTTCGAAAGTATCGAAGACGTGCGCGCTTACGCCGGTCGTCGTGGAGTCTTCGTTTACCAACCGGTCTTGATTCACTTCGACGTAAAGCAAACTCCGATGGAACGAGCGCTCGCCATGATGCCCAAAAAGCTCAACGTCAAGCCCGAACCGACCTACAAACCCAACCCCTACTTGCAAGATTTATGAAACTGACAATTTTCGGACCTAATTTGCGGGACCAATCCAAAGGCGTCTTTATTGTCCACGCTGCTGATTGCAAGGACTGCAAAAAACTAAAGCACGAAGAGCAATATACTGGAGACTTCGAGACTCGGGCAGACGCAGCCGAATTGATGTATGGAGACTTTGTTACGGGCGAAGCTGAAGGGATGACTATCGAACAAGCAATGCGGGATTTTCACTTCGCTCCGTGCGTTACAATTTTATGAAAAGCAAAACAAAGAAACTCACGGCGAAGCAAATTATGGCAAAGTATTTGGGCGAGCCGATAACTGACGAGGAAGTAATCGACGTCTTGGTTCAGCTCCGCCGGCTCAAGCGAGACAATAATATGGTAACGAAGACGAAAGCGCTCTATGACGAGCTCGACGCGAACGGAATGATATGAAAACTTTTGATGAAATAATTGACTCGCTAATCGCTGACCGGAAGCGCGCGGAGTCGCTCGGTATGGCGCAAAGCGAGACTGATACTTTGTTCCTCCTGGCTCTCTTGCTGGAAGACGCTAAGCGCAACCCCAGTGGATATATCAATCGCCCCTAAAGTATTCTCTAAGGGCGTCGATAACTAGGGTATGAAGAATATGACAATCAAACTTGCGGCGGCGGTAAAGTCTCTGGAATCGACCGCTCCTGGCGTCGGCTACAATATTTGGGACTTGGACGGGACGAAAACTGAAATCCGCCCGCGCTTGCACTATACGGGCGCTCCGGCCGGATTTACCGTTAGCGGCGGAGACTGGACTCGGTGCTCAACGAGCGAGCTAGTAAAGATTACGGACTTGACGGCGCTGGCGCTCGTCCGCGAAGCTGCTTGTCGTGGCAAAGAGATTATGCTCTGGCTCTGTTGCGCTTGCGATAACAAAGAGCGCAGCAAGGCGCTTGGGAGCTTCGTCTCTCACGGCTACTGCGCTCCCTGCGCGGCTAAGCTCCGGGCTGAAGTGCTTGCGGCTGCAAAGCTTTGAGATAAAGCTAAAGTATCCCTAAGGGCTGACGATAACTCTAGTATGAAGAAAAACTTAAAAGTCGGTGATTTAGTGCAAGTCGAAATTGAAAATGGCGTGCCTTTGACGGCGGCGATTGTAGAGCTTCGTCCTCGCCCCTGCGGAATGCCGCCGGCTGTTTTCGTCTCTCACAAGGGAAAGTTTCAAATTGTGCTCGGCGTAGATAACAAGTGGTATGTAGCTTCGGCTCATTGATTTAGCGATTTTACCAGTATGAACAATGACGCTTTCGAATTCGACGTGCTGGTTGGACCGACGCCAGCGGTAGCGAGTCTCAAGACGTTCTGGCTGGCTCTCGCTTGTTTGCTCTACGTCTCGACCAACCTAGCGTCAATCCCGGCGCTCGTCGAGCAACGTCAAGCGAGCGTGCGTTCACGCGCCCTGGCTAGCGTTCCGGCAGAACCTGCGGTGAGCCCGATAACGAAGCAAGTCCTCCTGGACCTGGAATTTATCAGCAAGTGGGGAACTTTCGGGCAAACTCGGGGGTTTTGACTCGAAACGGGACACTGTCTATCTAGGAGCGAGACACTAGGGGAATCTTCAATTTAGGGTTTGGCTTAAACTCAAGCACTTAGAGATAATACAGTAGTGGTATCGAGCTTGCTATTAGGGGAGTATGAAAAACAAAATGACAATAAAGCAAATCGAGGAACTAATATCGGCGGATTCAATAAGCTTGCGGAATGGCGTCTTTACTGCTCGCCACGGGTTCTACTATCGTCACGGCGGTAGCGCGGAAAGCTACGCGGCTCAAGTAATCGCGGCCGTTCCCGGCGCAGTGTTAGTCGACGAGGGCGAGCACTACGCGGCGTTCCGCGGCGGAGCGAGCGTAGCGAATCAATCGCACTGGTGGGTAAAGTTCACGGTTGTGGTTGCGACAGTTGCGAGCGTCGTAATTGATTTCTCGATTTGAGCTAAAGTATCCCTAAGGGCTGACGATATACTTTCCACAGGGCGAAACAAAAAAAACAAGTTATGACAAATCAAATGAACTCGGCGGTGATTGAAAAGATTCGCAAGTGCCTCGCGCTGTCTCACGGCAACGCTTCGCAAGGCGAGATGGAAGCGGCGATGGGCAAAGCGAAAGAGCTGGCCATGAAGCACGGGATTGAACTGGCGTCGATTGATATGGCGGCCGGTCGTTCTGCTGGCTCGTCGATTGAAATCGACCGCGCCGATATCCAGATAAAGACGAGCGCTCAAAAGCCCTACCATACGTGGATTTATCGCGTGCTGCGCCAGTGCTTCGGCGTTCAAGTTATCATCAGTGGCACGAAGGCTATCTTTATCGGAGAAGCGACGGACGTCGCCATCTGCCGGGAGCTCTTCCCCTATCTGGAGAAAGTCTTTCCCTCGACGTATTACCACGCCGAGAAAAACGGGATGGTCAGTTGCGCCGCAAACAAGAACGGAGTCTTTCGCGGGCTCTGCGACGGAATTATCGAAGTGAACCGGCGCGAAGAAGCGAAGCTGACTCCGAAGGAAGCGAGTTGCTGGGCGCTGATTGTCGTCAATAAAGACGCTCTGATATCGAAGCGCGTGGCGCAAGACTTCCCCGTATTGATTCGCTCGAAAGCTCGGGCGCAACAAGTCAGCAACTCGGCTTACGCTTTCGGGCGAGCTAAGGGGCAGCAGATTCGCCTCAATCAAGTCGGCAGCGGCAAAGCGAATGGGAGGATTGGAATATGAGCAACTTTCAATTCAAGCAGTTTACGGTCCGGTGTTCGTGCGGTGCTCTTACGTCGAAGAAATACGCTAGAGAGCACGCCGGGAAGTGCAAAGCTTGCGCCACTGGAATCCCGAAAGTAGAGAAAGAGACGAACGGACTTCCTCCTGAAAATCATCCGCTATTGTGCCCGACGTGCAAATCTCGCTTGCGCTCGTCGTATCAAAAAGCGCACGGATACCACTGCGATAGTTGCACGCGAGAAGCCGACCCGATGGGATATTACAACGAAGTCATGGGGCGCAACGAACCGACTGGAGATTACTGATATGAGTATCAATACAAGAGACAAACTGGTGCGAGACCTCAACGCAACGGAAGCTGGGCGATTGCTAGTCCACGGGCACACGATTACGAAAGAGCGAAGAGACGCACTGCTCTTTCGCCGCGGGCCGATAGAGGCTTACTTTAGCGCGGAAGAAGCGAAAGCAATTCGCCAGTGGATTGAGACCGAAGATTACTTGCCGCAAGACTATCGGATTGACGGAAGTTTAGATTGCCACCCCAAACGACCGACGCACTGGTGCGACAAACACGGGCACGTAGTTGCTTGCGATTGCGACAAGCGACGAAGCAAGAGAGACGAGCGAGCGAGCGAAGATTGGCAGGCGCTGAAGGACTTGCTCGACGCATACCACGGCCTGACGCTCGGGCGGCAGGATACCGAATGGGAAGGGCAAATCAAAGTTAAAGCGAGAGCTGCGCTGGAAAAGCTCAAGCTAAAGGCAGGGATATGAACGAAGCTCGTCAACGAATCTTTGAGCTGGTCCAGCGGCTCTTCAAAGAGCGCCACGCGGATATCGAACCGCACCGCGCTTGCGCTTACTTAGCGAAGATTGGGATGGAAGTCTTGAGCCGTTACCCGCGCTTCTATCGCCCCGTCCTGCAAGCGGGGACGATGCAATGGGAAATCGTCCCCAAGCATCTCGACGACGGCGTGCGCGGGACGCACTTCGCTTTCAAGTGGAGCCCGACGGACTTCAACTCAATACTCGCTATGGCGTCCGGAGGAATCCCCGAGATGCATGTCTGGATTGCGTTGCCGGATACGAACGAGATAGTAGACTTCTCTACCGGGACGTTCCCGGCTTTCGTCTCGACGCTCGGGATGGAATGGCTCGCCCCTAAGCCGCCGGACTTC